CCATTTTAAAAGTCACATCTAGGTTGACACCACCAACACCTTTAGATGTTGTAATCGGAGATCTTGTTGGTCCAGTTGGAGTTTCTGTGAATTCGATTGGAATGAATATTATTTCTCCGTACATTAATATATTGGGGATAATCAATGCAACCGGCATTAAAATTATGACCGGTGCTGAAATGATTGCTGCAATCAAAGCTCAAGTAGGAGTAGAAGCAAGAGTTGGTAAAAAGGCTGTTGCTGGAACACAAGCATTTGCTGGTAATGTAACTGTTGCAGGCGTTCATGCTGTTGGTGGAAATGCTACGGTAGCCGGAGTTCATTACGCTTCAAAGTATATTGGTGATATTTCTGCTTGTGTTGGTAAAAAGAATTTTGATATTCCTCACCCAACAAAAGATGGTTGGAGATTGAGACATGTTTGTGTTGAAGGTCCTTCAGCTGATGTTTATGTGAGAGGAAAATTAGAAAATAAAACAGAGATTGAACTACCAGAATATTGGAGAGGTCTTGTTGACCCAGAAAGCATTACAGTAAATCTTACTCCTATTGGGGTTTATCAAGAATTATTTGTTGAAAAGATTGTTTGGGGAAGAAAAATTATTGTAAAAAATAATTCTGGTGGACCAATCAAGTGCAATTACACAATCCATGGGGAAAGAGTTGATTGTGAAAAGAATATCCCAGAATATGAAGGAACATATGAAGATTATCCAGGTGATAACAGTCAATATACGAATTCTGCTATTGTTTTGAAAAGAGGTGAATCATAATGTCAATTTCAACAACTATTCTTATTGATCTTCAGAATAAGATCGAAGAACTTGAAACTTCTGCACTTGCATTTCGGGATGAAATTATTAAGACAGATGCGGATAAAGAAAAGTATGATGATGCCATTAATAAGTTAGACAGATATTGTTTAACTCAGATTGGAGACTTAAATGACTCAATCAATGATGTAAGAGATGCATATCAAGAGAGAATTAATGTTGGTTGCAGAACCGACATGTTTTGGCGAATTGTTGGTATTGACACCACTCAGTCACCCACCGAGTACACGTTAATGTGTACAAAGATGAAAATTGTTGGATTTAACACCGGAGACAATAGTGGATTTTCAACGTTTAATCCAGCTGGACTTGGAACTCTAGGTATTGATGGATTGCCTGTTGTGACTGGTTCTGGAGTAACATTCACTCCAGTTGCATACGGAACTCCATATGGATTTGAATCAGATAATTACTGGGGAATCAAATATTATGATGAACCAGGAGAAAAAGATATTGGAGATACCACTGTAACAAGTTTTATTGGAACTGTCGGCCTTGCAAAAACAGTTTTGACAGTAATGTTACCAGGAACAGAGTCCGTTGGACTGTTGACTACGGGCGATTTAATTGTTCCATCTGAAGAAGGAATTTTTTCTGGAGACCAAAATACAATTGTTGGTTTTGGTACAACCACCGCTAATCTATCTTCAGTTGGTTTTGGAACAACTACAGTTTCCACTATCATCATGAGTGGTAATGCTATTGGTATTGCATCAGCTCCGCAAGATGACGGAACATTTGTACACTTTACGATTGTTCGTGATCCTGTTGGAATTACAACATTAACAGAATATTCTATACCGTTTGGAAGTAATCCTTTTTCTCCGCAAACAATTGGTATCATGTATCCAACTAATGTTGGAGTTGGTAAATCTGTCTATGTTGTTAATAATGGATTTCCACCAGGTCCACAATCATGGAAACCAGAATTTGAAATTTCTGGAGTAGATGGGATTGATGATTATGTAGAACCTATTGTTGGAGCAGGAAAAGTATATTATCCAATTGGATTCACTAGTGCTCCTGTTCTCATTGGGTCTCTTCGAGCATCAGAAGGTCAAACAAGAATTGTTACTGGAGCACAATTTGTTACTTTAACAACACCATTGAGTTCTTGTCCTACAGAAGAAGCTGCATTGACTGCATCAATTGATATAAGAGATACAAAAGAATCAAACTTTAACGCTGGTATTACAACATTTAATTCGATTTTGTCTACCGACACACTTCTTCGGTCAGAAAGAACTGAGAAGAATCAAAAAATTCATGGACTCCGAACAATGATTGGACATTGTAATGAGCAAATAAATATTCATCAGCAGTCGATTAATTCCATAGGATCGACTTCAATTACAGAAATATTATCATGAGAATTCCACATCCCATTAAAAGAGATCATGAACTTGTTCATTCAAGTTTGTTTGGTCCGGAAAATTGTATTTTTTATAGAGGACAACTTAAGAATTCTTCTACCGCAGTTCTTCCTGATTATTGGGAAGAACTAGTAGACGAAAGAACAATTACCGTTCATTTTACTTCAATTGGTGCTCATCAAAACGTTGTCGTAAAACGGATTGGTCAAAATAGAATTTGGTTTCAAAATATGAATGGTCTTCCTATCAATGGATATTTCCTGGCCATCGGGGAGAGACGCGATGTGCCGAAACTTCAAGTGGATCAACCCTCTTGACAACCTGTCGGTCATGTCTTATACTAAGAAGACAATCAAAAACATCTATGGACGACCAAAAACTCAACCGCGATAATTATATTTTGCCAGAAGACTCTGACGATGACTATCTTGATTACTGTGTTGTTGATGTAAGTAAAAGGTCATTTTATATGGTTTCGAGTTCTGGAGATGAAAAGTATCTTCAGGTTGAAGAAGGTGAGAGTTTCATTGAACTACTAAATTTTGTTCGTGCTATTCTAGATGATAGCGAAATTCGTTACGCAGAACCTCTAACTAAATGATTCATCACGATGCCTCCCTATACAAAGAAATCCTCAAGTACTACGAATCCGGATTCTGTGCTGGAATCGAATTTAGCTCTTTACAACGCCAAGTGGAATCTACCAAAAGCCGCAGATCATTGCGGAATGACAAAAAGAGAAATGAAAATGACTTTTAGGGAATTTATCAAATATAATCCTCCACAAGAATGGAATGAAAATGAGATCAGTAACAGTTGAAGAATTTCAAGAAAATTGGGATGAATATATTAACTTGGTAGAAAATGGAGAATCGATACAAATTTGTGGTGAACATGGAACTGCAATGATGGTTCCATATAATGAATATGAGTCTGCCGTAAATACCATCAACAACCCTTTAGGGGATTTATATACCAATCACGACGAAGCATCGTGATTTTTTTCGGAACGTAGCTCAGTTTGGTAGAGCACCCGCTTTGGGAGCGGGCGGCCGTAGGTTCAAATCCTATCGTTCCGATTTAAAATCTTTGCGTAAGAAGGTGTCTAAATAAAACTAGCACAGGTTTATATCGATAATAAGATGCCTCTCAGTCGCCTAGAGAATTTTCTCAAGAGTATTAAAGGCAACATACTCTATGTCAATCCAAATGATATTGATGCCACTGATAGTATTGAAAATCAAGGTAACTCTTTAACTCGTCCCTTTAAAACGATTCAAAGGGCACTTATTGAAGCAGCAAGATTTTCGTATCAAGTTGGTTTAGATAACGATAGATTTGGTAAAACTACCATCATGATCTATCCTGGAGATCATGTTATTGATAATAGACCAGGATATATTCCAGACGGGGAAAATAATTATAGAAAAAGAGACGGAACATTTGTTTCGGACTTAACACCATTTAGTCTGACATCTAATTTTGATCTTAGCACAGCGGATAACGAACTTTATAAGTATAACTCCGTATATGGTGGTGTAATCATACCAAGAGGTACTTCACTGGTTGGTATGGATCTCCGTAAAACGGTGATTCGCCCTAAGTATGTCCCAAATCCAACTAACAATAATATTGAAAGATCCGCAATCTTTCGTCTTACTGGTGCTTGTTATTTGTGGCAATTTACCATTTTAGATGGAAATCCAAACGGTACTGTATACAAAGATTACACAAGTAGTATCTTTGTCCCTAATTTCTCACACCATAAATTAACAACATTTGAATATGCTGATGGTGTTAATGGAGTAAGAATCAATGATGATTTCATCACTGATTTCTCAACAACGAGAACCGACCTTGACATGTACTATGAAAAGGTTGGTATTGCATATGGATCTTCTTCTGGTAGAGAAATTCAACCAGATTATCCATCATCTTCTCTTGATATTCAAGCAAAAATCGATGAATATCGTATTGTTGGTCCTAAGAGTGGATCTGTTGGAATCTCTAGTATCAAGGCTGGAGATGGTGTAACTCCAAGTACAACTGTTGAAGTTACATTAACAACACCAATTCTTGGATTGGATGTTGATACTGCTTTCCAAGTAGAAGGTGTCAGTGCAACTGGATATGACGGTCAATTTGTTGTAAGTGATGTTCTAGAATCGATTAATGGGGAGACATCTAAGTTTACATATACTGTACAGAACTCACCAAATAACGCTCTTCCATCAGTATCTGGATCTAATGTACAATTAAACTCAGATACTGTTACATCTGCTTCTCCATATATTTTCAATATATCTCAGAGATCCGTATTTGGTATGTGTGGTATGCACGCCGATGGATCTAAGGCGACTGGATTCAAGTCCATGGTTGTTGCACAGTTCACTGGTATTGGTCTTCAAAAGGATGACAATGCCTTTGTTAAGTATGACACTGCAACTGGTACATATCTTGATAACACAACTCAAGGTAATGAAAATATTCATACCGATAGTTTAGCAGTCTATAAACCAGAGTACGAAAGTTTCCATATTAAATCATCGAATGATTCAATCATTCAGTGTGTATCTATTTTTGCTATTGGTCATGCACAACACTTTGTTACTGAAACTGGTGGTGACCAATCAATTACAAACTCCAACTCAAACTTCGGTGCAAAAGCACTGATTGCTTCTGGATTTAGAAAAGATGCTTTCCCTAGGGATGATGTTGGATATGTCACTCATATCATTCCTCCTAGAGAAATTGAAACCATTGAAGGATCTTTTGAATTTGATGCTATTGATATTGGACAGACTGTTGGAATTGCTTCAACAAGTCGTTTATATCTTTATAATCAAACAAACGTTGATGCTCCACCCGACGAAACAATCGAAGGTTTCCGAATCGGTGCAAAAGATAATGATGAATTGTTTGTTCTGATTACACAAGGAGGTTCTACTACGGAGTATTCGGCAAGAATTGTCATGCCGAATACTAATGGATCCACAGAAGAAATTTCAAGGAGAAAAACAAAGACTGTTGGTAGATCTGTTGGAATTAATAGTATCAGTGCAACGGGTACAATTACGTTCACTGAAAATCATAACTTTATTAATGCTGAAAGTATTCGCGTTTTAAGTGATAATACAAGACTCCCCGATGGATTAGAAAATAACTCTATCTATTATGCAATTACGGATGGACTAGATTCTGATAAGATTCAGATTGCAAAGACTCCAAGTGATGCTGTCAACGGAACTAACCTTGTTATTAACTCTCAGGGTGGTATTCTTTCGGTCGAATCTCGCGTCTCTGACAAAATTTCTGGAGAAATTGGGCATCCTTTACAATTTGATAGTTCACCATCCGTTCAGCAGTGGTATCTGACTGTATCTGGATTTAGTACCGAGAATAGTATTTTCACAAATATTGTTGGTCTTGGAACAACCGCTCTTGGCGATGCAACTCCAAGGACATTTATAAAGAGAAGAACAGACAATAGAGTTCTTCCAGACACGACATATCGTCTGCGTTACGTCGTTCCATCAGGGACAGGAATTACTTCTTCTCGTCCACCTCTTGATGGGTATGTAATTCAAGAATCTAGTAGCACTGTTGGAATTAGTAGCAATGAAGTTGATATTCTTTATAACCCATCAACACAAACACTTTCTAATGTAAACGAACTTCGTAATCCTAGATACATTTCTAATGCAATCTACGATACGGCTACAAACACTGGACATTTTGATACAGAAATACCTCACGAATTGTCTGTAGGATCTTTAGTTCAAACAATTAACATCAAATCTGTACAAAATCCTGTTGGAACTGCCGCTTCTGGATTTAACGGATTCTTTACTGTCACTGGAGTTTCTAGTGCAAGACAGTTCTCTGTTGGTCTGAACACAGATCCTGGTTTATTCTCTAGTAATATTAATGATAGAAGTGCTGATATTCCACACTTCACGCGAAAGAGAACTAATGATACCTATTTTGTTTACAGAACGGAAGAAGTTCGTAAATATGTTACTGGACAACAAGATGGTGTATATTATCTGACAGTTTTAAATGCTTCTAACAGTCCGACTGTAGCACCATTTACAAACGAAAAATTCTCCCAACCCGTTGAGAATCTCTACCCACAACAAAACAGAGATAATCCAAATTCTGATCCCGATCCTTCAATTTCTCTTGCTTTACCAGAAACTATTGGTCGTGTTGTTATTGATGAACCACAGAGATCTGTAACAAAAGAAACTCTAAACAAACAGATCTTAGATACTTCTGTCGGTTTTGGTATTACTGATGTAATTTCTACAAGTGGTATTTCTCATACCATTTACACCACAATTGATCATAGATTAAATTCTATTACTGCAGTTACAATTACTGATCCTGGATCTGGTTATGGTAATGGAACATTAAACACAGAAAATCTTTATAATGCACGACTTGTTGGATTTGCTGGATCCACAACTGGCGACTATGCAACTGCACGTATCACAACCAACGCATCGGGTGAAATTACCAATATTGGCATCATTGATGGTGGTTCTGCATTTGGTATTGGTAACACTCTTGCAGTTGTTGGTGTTGCAACTACCTCTTCTCCCGCTTTCTCACAGGCAGTGGTTACAGTTTCTGCAATCAATGATAACACGGGATCTGTCTTATCAATTGATGGAGTCCGCAGAACTTCTAGAAAAGTCTACAATACTCTTTATAGAATTACAGACGTTCCAGTTGGATCTACTAAGGAAATTAGAGTAGAATCATCTACATCACTTTCTGGATTCACAACAACTGGCATTGGTGTTACAGATTTACAAAATACGTATGCACATATTACAGGCATTGCTTTAAGTGTCACGTCTTTTGATTATAATGCACAAGTAGGTTTAGTGACAGTTACTACTTCACAAAATCATGGACTTGATGTTAATAACAAAGTTCGTGTTGGTGGTGCAGTATCTGAATTTTATAACGGCAACTTTGTTGTAAAACAAATTGTAGGATTGACGACTTTTGTTGCCAATATTGGAATTGGAACAGATGTACCTGCAACTACAGGATCTCTGAGAATCTATCCAAATGGATTTACTTCCCAAGGTGGAACAATTGATCTTACAGATGAAAATCTTTCTGGCCGTCAGGTTACAGAATATGCTGGAATTACCACGACTTTAAGTTCTGTTGTTCCAAATGCAACAACTGATGAAATCAACATTCTTAATGTTGAGGATCTTTCGATTGATATTGGTGATTACTTACAAATTGATAGAGAGATCGTTCGTGTTAAAGAAACAGTATCAACAAATCCAGTCAAAGTTTTCAGGGGTGTATTTGCTACAAGAGGTGCATCTCATGTAGATACGAGTGTTATTAGAAAAATTCATGTAAGACCTATTGAATTCCATAGAAATTCTATTCAACGTGCTTCTGGTCATACATTTGAATATGTTGGTTTTGGTCCTGGTAATTATTCGACTGCATTGCCAGAAAAACAAACAAGAGAAGTATCTGACATTGCTACTCTGATTGCTCAATCTACCAAGAAAGACGGCGGTATCAACGTCTTTACTGGAATGAATGATAAGGGTGACTTCTTCGTTGGTAACAGAAAAGTGTCCTCTGCAACTGGACAAGAAACTGTATTTGACACACCTGTTCCTACAGTAACTGGTGAAGATAGAAAATCACTCGGATCTGAATCTGGATTTGATGTTATTACTCCATCAGAAATAACAGTTAGCAGAACACTGAAAGTTGAAGGTGGCACAAATGACAATCTGATTTCGGAGTTCAATGGTCCTGTTCTGTTTAAGAACAAAATCACTTCTACATCACTCAAAGGTATTGAATCAAATTCACTGTTCCTGCAGGGTGACACAACAGTTTCCAGAAAATATACTGTCGGCGTAACTGCTCCAGTTCTTTCTGGTAATCCAGGTGACATTGTATTCAAAGCAAGTCCATCGGCTGGTCAACCAATTGGATATGTATTTACTACTGATAATGCATGGCATCAATTTGGTCTTATCAGTCTCGATGTTAACGAAAACATCGCTATTTTTGATAGGGTTGGAATTGCAACAACAACTCCAGGACAATCGGAATTAAGAATTGGATCTGGAACAAGTACATTCGATGTTAATACCGTTGGATCTGCATCTAGTGTTGGTGTTGGTATTGGTACAACCGCGAATGGATTTAATCTGTTTGTTCAAGGAAGTATTTTTGGTAATTTCTATGGTGATGGATCAAATCTGACAAATATTGACTCTATTTGGTCATTTGATCCAGGTAGCACATTTGTTTATGTCCGTCAAGATGCTGGCGTTAAGGTTGGTATTGGTACAAGTGTTGGTGTTACGGCACAGGTTGATATTGTTGGAACTGCACAGACCGGTCTGAAAGTTACCAATAGATCTAGATTTATTAGTACTTCGGACTTCCAGGGCGATGTTAATGTAAATGGAAGATTTATTGCAACAGATGTTGGAATTGCAGATACTGTTGGTGGATTTATCAATATCGGTGTTGCAACTGCTGGATTGTTCCATGTTGGTGCTGGTGCAACAACAATTACAATTTCACAAGAAACTGGAAGAGTTGGTATCGGAACAACAATCCCAAGAACAACTCTTGATATTGAAGGAACTGTAAGATTTAAGGCTTATTCTGAGGGTGTTGGAACACTTGCAATCTTGAGTAACACTGCACAAATTGATCTTGATCTTGCTAGAACGTTCCATCTTGATGTAACTGATACGGTTACTGAGTTTACTCTTACAGATCCGCCAAGTGGATCAACCGCATTTACACTTAGACTCAGACAAAATTCTGATGGTGGTCATAGTGTAGGCATAGATACATTTAAGAATGCCTCTGGTGTTGCCTTAACTGTTTATTGGCCAGGTGGTGGAGTATTACCAATTGCTTCCACTACTCCAAATTCTACAGACGTTTATTCGTTCATGATTTTTGATGGAGATGCAATTCAAGGTGCAACACCAACAGACGGAATCTACGGTGTAGTTGGAGGACAGAACTTCGGATGAGCCCAATCTCAATAAATCAGGTATTCAGACACATTCCAACAAATATGGACCTTAATGGTCCATTGTTGGGTTTTTTGGAAGAACCAGAATCACTTGTAGTATCACCAGGGACTGCTGTAACTTTTGTTGGAGTTGGAACAGTATTTTTTAAACCAACATCTGACAATGTTTCAACTGATGGTAGTAATATCATCTATCAATGGTATGAAAATACCAGTGGTATCATCAAAAAATTGAATGATAATTCGGAGTTTACTGGAACTGGCACAACCACACTTACTATCAGTGGATCGACCATTACTTCTCCTCAGGATAGTGGAAGATCTTTCTATCTAGAACTTAAACACCAAGATAGTGGCATTGGAACACCAATGTCTAGACCGTATCAATATGATAGAGAAACTGGACTGCCAAAAGCACAAAATGAACCTTTAATTTCAAGAGTTGGTATTTTAACCGTCACTCCAACAATTTCTATTACATCTCAACCACAAAATACTATTGCAGGTGTCAGTCAAGACGCATTCTTTAGTGTTAGTGCATCACTTTCTGACACAACTCAAGGTGATATTAGTTATCAATGGACAGCCAATGGAGAACCAATTCCAGATAGCAATAGTCCAAATCTCACATATTCCACTGCAACATCTGGAATTACAACAGTTCGTGTCATTATTACACATCCAACATCTGCACAAAGTCCAGTCTATTCTAATGTTGCAGAATTAGTAGTCACTCCTTCCAGAAAGATTATTCGATTTGAAGGATACTCTGTTGGCAGTCCTGGTTCTGTTAAAGAACTCAATCTCGCAGAAGAAGAAACAATTACTGTTAAAGGACCTACAGTTCAGGGAACATCTATTAGTAGTAATCTTGTTGGATTCCTTTCTCCAGAAAGAGATCTCGTTGTTGAACTTGAAATGAGAGCTGGAACTGGATCTGCATCTGGATCAAATCGTGCTGGTGAAGGTGGTAGATCTGTTGTAAGATTTACCATGAAACAAAATGAAGAATATATTGTTGCTGGTCTATCTGCCAGAGGTGCTATTTTCATGTATAGAAAAGCATCTATTCTTTTTGTAATTGGTAGAGGTGGTTCAGCATCATCAAACGGTAGAGGTGGTGATGGTGGTGGAGTAAATGTTGCTGGTGAGAGAGCTCCTGGTTCAGGTGGTGGAGATGGTGGAGAATTAATTCCAGAAGGACAAATGTCTTCCAGTAGTGGACAATTTGGTTCAGCTACAGCAATGTCAAGTTCTTTTGTTGGACAATATGGTGATAGTGTTGCATCAAGTCCAAGGGGTGGTATATTGATTGCATGTCCAAGGGGAAATAGACAAAATCCACCTTGTTACAACTATCCTGAGTTAACTCAATTTGTTTATGGAAATAATACTGTTGCAACAAACAGTGCTTTTGCTGAACGTGGATTCAAACAAGGATATGGTATTCGTCAAAACGCTGGTGGTGGCGGAGGCGGCGGCCAAGGCGGCGAAGGAGGTGCCGGCGGTGATGGAGGAACAAGTGGATACGGCGGAGGCGGTGGAAGTGGATATTTCCATGGCGCAGAAGATGTTACTATTTTAGAAACTCAACAGGGAGGTGGAGACGAAGTTGATTCTTACATGATTTTCAGAGATGTTAATCCATTGGATGAGTATGATTTCCCATCCAGTGAATACTTTATTGATACAGATGGAAGAGTTTTAATTGGATCGCATTCAGATACATCTATCAATCCAGCGAATCTTACCAAAACGACTGGAAGAGTTGTTCCAGGTGATAACGCATGGATTGATGATGAGAGATGGCAATATATTCTAACTGTATCGCAGGTTGATTCTTTCAGATTAGCAATTACATTGGATGGTGAAACTTCTAAAATTAATAATGATTTTAATCCAACTAGATTTAATCTTAAGAAGATGAGAAGTTTCAATACAGTTTTCCTTCCAAGAAGTTTGACTGACTGGAATGATAGTCTTACAACTGCTGGGTCAGTTCTTTGTTGGGCATCTCCAAATGATTCATTTGCAACAAGGGATGCATCGGGAATATTTTGGAACAATAATACATTCTTTGCTAACTTTGGATATCGCATTTATAGTAATAATTCGGATTCTGATTATCAGATTTATGATTCTAGTGTAGAGACTACAATAACCAGTGCAAACTTCTGGTTATTGCCTCCTGCAGCTCCTGGTTTTTAATCATTATAAATAACTTCAGTAGAAGTCTAGGGGACAGTGAACCTTGGCTGTAAATAAAAACTTTGTAGTCAAAAATGGTCTGGAGGTCAATGCCGACCTCATATATGCAGACCACGACAATCGAAAAGTTGGTATTGCGTCAACCGGTCCCCGAGTCGAACTCGATGTAAGAGGCGGTATCGCGGCTACAGATGCTAGTATTAGTGGTATTTTAACTGCTGGTACTAGGTTTGAAGTCGGAACCAGTGGAACTTCTCTTACCGTTCTAGAAACGGGGCGTGTAGGCATCGGAACGACCAATCCGATTTTTCTAGTAGATATTAGAAATGTAGATCCTACCGTTAGCACGGGAGTCACTGCTTTATATGTTCAGGGCGATGCTCGATTTACGGGTGTTGTCACTGCTTCTACTCTTAGCGGCGCAGGAGTTGCGGTAACAAGTGGTGTTTTTGACACCATAAATGTTGGAACTGCAGCAACAATTGAAAACTTCCATTTTTATTCTGGTATTGTTACTGCTGTCACTGGTATCGTCACATATTATGGTGATGGTTCCAGATTAACTGGCGTTGCTGGTGCTGTTACTCCATTGGGTCCTGGCGGATCAATTCAATATAATGATGACGGCGCTTTTAATGGTAACATTGAATTCTTCTTTGTAGAAGGAACAGATAGTGTTGGTATTGGAACCACAATTCCAGTCGATAAACTGCAAGTTAGAGGTGGAACCACCCTTGATAATGTAACTGTCACTGGTATTGCAACCTTAAATCAAGTTACTGCTTCTGGTGTTAGTGTTTCTGGAGTTACAACTCTCAGTTCAGATGTAACTGTAACTGGATATCTTGATGCGAACAATTATGTTGATGTAGCACAGGGCATTAATGCTGCTGGTATTTCAACATTTGAGTCTGGATTAAAAGTTTCTGGTATTGTTACCTCAAATGATACGTCCAGTCCTGGATTAGCACTCACCTTCTACGGTGATGATCTTGGTATATACAAGAGATTCATCGTCACTAATAATGCTTCAGGTGCATATGAGTTTTCTGCAACTGGTATTGGATTTACTACTAATGCAGATAATCCAACAATTGTTCTGAACAGGGGCAATAAGTACATCTTTGATGTAAATGCAAGCGGACATCCGTTCTATATCAAGACACAACAAGGAACTGGTACTGATAATCAGTATACTAAGGGTGTTACCAACAACGGTGCTGAAGTAGGTCAAGTTATCTTTGAAGTACCATTTGGTGAGGGTGAACCATCAACACTGTATTATCAGTGTTCCAATCATTCTGCAATGGTTGGTCAGATCTCCATTGGTGGAGGTGGTGGTGGAGGAGGATCCATTGGTATTCAATCAACCTTTGGTATACCTGCTTCTTCAGAAAGAATTGGTTATGGTATTACAGATTTTAATTTTGTTGGTGCTGGAGTATCATTAGTTGGTGTTAGTACCGCTGTTGTTACTATCAATAAAACTCTTATTATTGGAACAAGATCTGGAGCGCAGACAATCAATGTTTCCAGTGGTATTGCGACAATCCAGTTAAGATCTGGTGTAGGCACAGTTCGCTTCTAAATAAAATATACAGGTAAACAAAAAATGGCTGATAGGATTCCACTAATTTTTAATACCAGTGTAGATCAGATTCAGGAAATCCCTAGTAATGATGCATTAGTTATACCTGATGTTGATTGTAGAGTCGGTCTCGTCACTGCAGAAATTTATTCGTCAAAAGTTGTTTTTGATGGCGGAACAAGATCGTTATCAAATGACAATTTCTCATATTTCCAAGTCGGAGATATTCAGGTTGCTGCTGGATCAACAATTCTTGTTGGTGCAGGCGTAAGTTATTTCGTTATCTAATTTTTCACTTTCACCATTAAGTATTAAATTAACTAGCCATGTCACAGTTAAGAGTTAATAACATTGCGGATACAGACGGCACTGGCCAGGTGTCACTTACATATGGTGCTGATGTTCCCACCCCAGGTCGAATTACTGTAGGTCTCTCTACAATTGGTCAAGAGGGTATTAACGCTGGTGTAAGTACCTTTACACAATTAAGTGTCCTTAATGACTTAGACCTCACAGGTAACATTTCACTGGGAGCTGGTGGTACAATCAGAGGTGGCGGACAAAACCCCGCACTAGATCTCTCCGGTGATGCTTTTATCACTGGTGTTATCACTGCAACCACTTTCTTCGGTAGTGCTGCTGGTCTGACTGATCTCTCTCTTGAAGCTTCTGGAGAGTTCAACGCTGGTATTTCTTCAATGGTAGGAGTTGGAGTCACTTCAGGCATTGTTACCGCTTATAGTTGTGCCGTAAGTGGAGCTGGTGTTCAAATTGTTCACTCCATTCATGTGACAAACATTGGTAAAACTGATGCAAACGTCTACTGTTCTTGGGGACCTTCTGGAACCAATTACAACTATGGTTATGGAATCCCTGTTGTCGGTGGTGGTGCTTTAGAACTGATTCGTAGTCCAAAGATTCTTTCTCCTGGTGAACATATCAACATCTACTCAAATGTTGGTAATGTTGGAGGAGAATACTTACAAGCATTAGTTACGCTTGAAGATATTAATGCTGGATCTGCATATTTTAGTGGTGGAGTTGGATTAACTACCACCTTCACTGATTTGCACGTAACAACTGCAGATTCAATGATTCAAAGTATCTTACTTGCAAATGATTCTGAAGATGCTTTTGATGCTCGAGCAACTGTAGTATGGGCTAATGAATCTGATGTAACTCAGTATTATCTCTGCAGAGACCTGTTTATTCCTGGTGGTGCTTCTGTAGAAATTCTTGAGATGCCGAAGATGATTCCTAATGGTCATAAAATTAGAGTGTTATCAAGTGTCAGTGGTAGAGTAGACGCAACTGTGGCTGGAAGAACTGTAGCTTCTTGAGGTAAATAAAAATGGGAATTAGTACAGAAAGAACCACACAAATCCATCAAACCAAAAGATGGAATAGAATAAGAGCTAGATCTTATCTGGCTACAAATGCACAGAAAGGAACATATAATACTAGTGAACTCAACTGGGTTGAGCACCAAGGTGAAATGGGCACTCCCCAACAACAAAATACTAGATTTAAATTTTGGGGTAATCTTAACTCTTCGATAAGATATGGTGGTGCGGGGATGAAACATAGCCACACCAGGTCGTCACCAGTTGTATTTGGAGGAGGAGGAGCATTCAGGGCCTTCGCTAGAATGGATCAATCATATAATGGTGCTGGTAATCAATACTGTGTTTATGTTTATGATTATGATGATAATCTTTGGGGATGGGGAGGAAATAATTATGGTCACTTTGGACACGGTGATACAATTATGAGATCATCTCCAGTTATATTAAATGGCTGGAATAGTCTTGGTCCCTTGAAAATGTTCAAGCATAGTCATTGGGGAGCAGTTGGTGTAACAACAGGCAGTGATCTTTATGTTTGTGGATATAATTATTATGGAAGATGGGGATTTACTGGGACTGAAGTATTTACGAACTGGGACAATGATGGAAATTATATTGAGGGTTATAACACGGTTGGTGTTACGACACTAACCGAAGCCACTCATCTTAGTAAACCAGTTAGAATTGCTGGAAAGTGGAGAGACGCAAATCTTGGTGATAACACTCATACTAGAATCACTGATGAAGGTCAGTTTTTCATAGCTGGATATAATCATTATGGAATATTTGGTAACAATCAATCTGATGCCATTGGATACTCAAGTCCAGTAACAATTCCTGGTAAATTTAGAAGAATTGTTGAAAATACACATTATAATGTCTTCTTAGAAAATGATAAAGGACAAACCATGGTTACTGGAAATGAAACCAGTTCATGGTTTGGTAAAGGCGGTCCAAGTATACCTAGATCATCACCAGTTGCATTCCCTGGTACTTGGGCTAGGATTGTTCAATCTATTGGCGCTCATATCATGACCGACTATAGCGGTAACATTTGGGGAGTTGGACTGAATAATTATGGACAACTTGGTTTGGGAGACAATAAAAACAGATCAAGACCTGTACTTATGTGGGCAGGACATCCAGATGGAACTGGAAAACCTGTAGAATTTAACTTCGCTGGTTCGGCATATGGTCATTATTTCCTCCAAGATGATGATACATTATGGGGAGTTGGAATGAATTATAGTACTGGTACTATTTGGACATCTTCCGGCATGTCAGGTGCAGCTGCTGGATGGTATCTGAACAGTTATTGGAGTTGTCAACCTGCATTCCTGTGGACTTCTCGTTCATTCATCAGATCATTTCCATGTTTTGTAAATGGTGGATGGAATGCAAAAATGGAAGATCCTGGAATTACTGAATGTAATGATCCATGGAAGTATAGTAGGCTCATTAGAGCCGGTTCTGCCGGTCTTATGGGATTCCATGTTCCTGGGGAAAGTGAGGGCACTGTTTGGTCTCAACATTATAGTGGAAGATCGGGAGAGTCTGATGTTCCATATTGGAATTTAAAAAATCGTGATATGTATACATGGCATGATGATGATGTTGAACATCAAGGTGATTTCGGATATACGCCATCATGATGACTGAATATATAACAATAACACTCTATTATAGTTCTAAGATTTTTTAAACCAATGAAATATTTTAAATTTACACAAGTTTATAGTGAAACTCAACAATCAGTTCTCCTTTCCTCTGATGCGGAAACCTATGATAATAGAGTATTTCCATCATGTATTGATAATTTAAATTTGCTTTGGAATGCTAACCCATATTATTTTGGAACTGGTGATGATTCATCAACGGCAGATCCATCTAATTTAGTAGACGAGTTAACATTATCTGATTTTATTTCAGAATTGACAACTACTATTGGTAATTACAAAGATACCCAGAGAAATGTAAATCTCTCTTCTTACAATATTAGACATGATCAACTGTTAACACAGTTTGAATATTCAAATCCAGCTGGAGTTGTTTATAAGTACAATGAAGCAAATGCCTTTCTAAATGATGGTACTTTAAGCGGTTGGTTGCAAGCCGAATCAGAAGTTGCTGGAATTACAACAGCATCATTAGCTCAAGATTATGTTGATGATTATGATGATTTCAGAGTACAAGAGGCCAAACTCGCTGGATTAAAAACAAAGTGCAATAATAGAATTGAATTAATGGTTGTTGAATCTGATGGTAGTAATTTATCTGGAATTGCAACATATCAATCTGCTACAGAAGAATTAGGTTTATTTGATTTTGGTAGTGAAATTACTGAGGAAGTAAGAGCAAGTTTCCCAGAATTTGTTAATAAAGAGAATGATCAAATTTTTGATAATTATTTTAGTCCAGATCTTGGATTGAGATGGGACTATAGAGCAATGATTACTTTGTAATATTAAGAACTTTCTAAATTTTTTAAAACAATGAGAGTAGGAATTTCCACCAGAACAACCACCGGTGTTCATAAATTGAATCAACATTATCGCAATCATCGTGATAAAAAGTTTCAAGTTGCAGAACTTGCTGGTCAAGGATTGGTAGCTGGTTACAACGGCACCGGCGCGTTTGGACTTGGAGTGAGTGGCGGTTACAGATCTTCTCCAGTTATTTGGGGTGGAAAAGGTCAGCCAATGATGGATATTACTTTGGCAAATCATCAACAGCACATGATGCAAGCTGTTGATAATGACGGCGATTTATGGATGACTGGATATTCATATTATGGTCAATTTGGTGCTAACCAAGGGAATACCTATTATTCATCACCAGTACAAGTTCCAGGAACATGGACAAAGAACAGAGGTGGATTTCAATATTACACTACAACTTTTTGGAAAGATGATGAAGTATATCTTGCTGGATATAATGGTGTTGGTCAATTAGGGAATGGTGATACAGTTCCTCGATCATCACCAGTTAAACTAGAAGGAAAATGGTTCGCTAGAATTACAAATGTATATTATGATAATCACGCTTTTGAAAATGGTGGCCGAGTATGGGTTTGGGGATCTAATTACTATGGAGTTCTTGGATTAAACAACACAACCACCTATAGTTCTCCAATCATACAATATGGTAGTCATCAATGGGCTTGTTATAGACCCGGTAATTATTTTATTCACGCTATTGATGGTGGTACAGGTAAACTTTGGGCCTGGGGACGCAATGATACTGCTCAGTTAGGGCAAGCAAACGTTCAACCATACTCATATCCTGTTGTACTGCCTGGATCGTGGAGTTACTTCCCACCGAAGACTCCAGCAGGAGTAGGATGGCATGCTGGAATTAGAGATGGAAATTGTTATGTGTGGGGATCCAATTCTCATGGACAACTTGGTATTGGACATAGAACAATCGCAAGTTCTATGATTTTATTACCCGGTACATGGGCTAAAACACAACCTGGGTCCTATTTCACGCAGTATCTTACTGCTAAAGGAGACTATTACATTTCCGGTTATGTTTGGGTAAGTGGTATCGGTCAATATAGATCATCGCCAACCAGACTTCCAGGCAATTATAAGTATGATCCAACGATGCCTTTTAATTGCGTGGGAGGTCCTAGCCGAGGAGGTTATGTATATTCACAAGAAACTGGAAAAGAATATATGTATGGATCTAACTATTATAGCGGTGTAACTTTTGATCCAGTAAAAGGTAATAATTATCAATCAAGTCCAACACTTGTTCGTGGTGATTGGGCAACTCATGGTATGACAGCTGAAGGTATCGGTGGTGGTTATAACGCATTTGGCATTGGTTCAACTTGTTAAATAGTTAAAAAATTTGATTTTGATATGCCCATTGATTTTTTCAATCCATATGATTGGATTGCATTCTATCCAAATGCAATCCCAGAACAACAATTAGTTGAATTAAATAAAGTACCAGAAACAGATATAAATGGCCCATCAAGAGCTAACTATGGGCATAAGTATGATGAAACAGAAAAGCAAGAGGATAGTGTTAGGCTAACAAACTGGTATACAATGAATTATTCATTGTACGATCAAACAAAAAAATCTTTTGAAGGATTTGTCAATAATGTTATTTTACCCAGATATGGATTAAAAACTTTTAAATCCTTTGAAGACATACAATTTTTATCTTATCCTGTAGGAGGTCATTATGTTGTTCATAATGATTCAGAGTATTTTAATGATGATCTAAATAAATGGGAAAGGGTTGCTCCAAGGGATATAAGTGTAATAATGTATCTCAATGATAATTTTGAGGGTGGAGAACTAGAATTTCCAGAATTAGGATTAACAATTAAACCACAAAGAGGATTAATAATCACTTTTCCATCATATTGCGAATTTGCACATGGGGTTAAACCTGTTATAAAAGGAGAAAGAAATGCTTTAGTGACATGGATAGAAACTCATGATAAAATGTATGACATAGAACCAACTCCCAAATAATTTTCATTTATTCTTTTTAATAATAAGGCGAATCATGACAAAAAGACTCAGAGAAGATCCTATTGAAAATCACATGTATCGAATTCCCGAATCTTCTGTCGGGCCACTGTACGATGACCAAGAAGAATTTGGTAAAAATTTAATTCACAAACTAAAAGATATTTCATTTGATTTAGATAGAATTGGAGAATTTGAAGCAGCTGCAGCTATTGGTGATCTTGTTCTTAGAAGAATGCCAGATATGCAAATGTCTCTTGGTTGTGCAAGATGGTATTATGAATTAAGAAAGTATAAAAAATCACTCAAATATCTGGAATTTGCACTAAATAATGATCCGCAAAATCCAGAGATTCGATTAAATTACGCTAGAGTTTTATATTTTGATAAGCAGGCGGACAAATCTCTCGAAATCATGAACGAGTTAGTGGAAGAACATCCACAACTTTTGGATGATGATCAGATTTGTGTCGATTATTCAATGTTTAAAAGTGCCGTTGGTGATGTCAAAGGATCAATGGAATGTTTAGATAAACTTCCATCTGGATCCGAAGAAGGAGCTCAATTCGATTTTAATAGAGGATGGCACTATTTTTCTTTCGATCAATTTAAGAAAGGATTTCAACATATTGATCGTGGAAGACCTTTAAATGTTTGGGGTAATTTCGATGTCCTAGAAGTTGAGGCAAAAATATCTCCTAACGATATCTGGAAAAGAGGCGAAAAAGTTGATACAATTGCATATTACCTTGAAGGTGGTGTTGGTGATGAGTTTATCTTCTTGCGATATGTAAATTATTGGAAACAATATTGCAATACTTTAAAAATCTTCTGCAATAAAAATATCCGAGATTTTTTGATCGAATGTGGTTACGAGAATGTATATACAAGAGATGAAATTCCATTTCATTATGTTGACAAAGTTGTTCCTGCTATGTCGGCACCTCTTTATGGAGATTTTGATACCCCAAAAGATCATACAACTTTCCCATATCTTGTAAGAACTCCAGATAAAAATTCTCCCGCAGTTAAAAAAATGAGAGAAATTGCTGGAGATAAGAAAAAAGTAATAATTAAATGGGCAGGAAATCCAGATTTTGAACATGAACAATTCAGAGTATTTCCTTTAGAATATCTTCTTGAACTAGAAAAATTAAATGATAAGATTCAAATCTTCCATGTTCAATTAGAACATAATGAAGGTCTTCCGAAAAATAGCAGTGTTTATGATCTTACAGAATACATTGATGATTGGAGAGATACATATGATATTTTCGACGAAGCAGACATAGTTATAAGTTCTTGCACATCTACCGCTCATTTGGCAGCTGCCATGGGTAAAAGATCATGTGTAATTTTGCCAATCGTTCCATATTTCTGTTGGGCTTCAGACAAAGATGTTTGGTATGAAGATAATCTAACTCTATGCAAACAGACCAAATATGGCGATGAAGGATGGAAAGAAGCTATTGATAAAGCGATTAACATTGTTGAGGAGGAGTTATGTCAATAACAGATGTTTCTGGTAGAAAAGCAATATTTACTTTTTACAATGATCAAATTGATGACAAAATGATTTTTCTTCATCATGAAATTGTTGGAAGAATGTGTGAAGAAATTGAAGGTCTGGATTTCAGACCTTATAATTACCGAAAACCAGATGGAGAAATGTATCCAGATCAAGCAATGGATATTGGATTTAAAACTCTATTTTTGGAACATGACTATGAAATGGTAATGTCTTTAGAAATTGATTGTATACCTCTCAATAAAGAATCATTATTGTATGCATTCTCTAAAGCCAAAGATGGTATTTTTATTGGCAACTCTCAAAGATCATGTCATATTGACAATAATGAACATATGTTCATTCCTCCATCTATGTTTGTGATGAATAGAGATCTATATGAAAAACTAGAACGTCCCGATTTTAGACCAACAACCAGAGGAGATATTGGTGAAGAGTGTACTTATCAATGTGAAGAACTAGGTCTTCCTATGGAATTTTTAATGCCAAAAACTTATGAAAGAGAACCTATTGGGTTTCCTTGGGATCTTGGAAATGGTAGAAGTAAGTATGGTATTGGAACAACATATGCAAATGAAAATGGGGATGAATTATTTTATCACTTATTTGAAAGTCGATTAGCTTGTTGGAACAGTTATTTTTATGATAAATGTGAAGAAGTAAAACCAGGAATTTTGAATCATTTAACAGAAGAAATTATTAGACAATCAAACATAGAGTTTAAAGAAGAATAATCATTCTATAAATAACTTTATCTAGATCTCATAGATTCAGTATAAAAATGATTAGTACCTCAGGACCTAGTGCTCAGAGACCAAAAAGAAACGAGGGTGTATATAACTTAGATGAAGTCGTAAGACTTAATCATGCCAACCCTAAAGGACCGAGGGGAGAAGCAACTCATTGGTGGTGGGCCGGATATATACCCTACTGGGGAAATCCTTGCCATGCAGGAGGATCGACTGGTGCGGTATATTGGAGTTCTCCTGTTCTAGCAAGAGGCAGGTGGAAACAAGTTTGTAGTACAGCATATATACACTGGGCAATTAGAGATGATGGAACAATGTGGTCCTCTGGAGGACCCAATACTTATGGCATCCGCGGCGACGGAACTGCTGGTAGTCCAAATAACTATGCATCATCTCCTACTCAAGTTGCAGGAACAAATTGGTTCTCATTAAGGGACAATGGTATTGATTCCATAATCACTACTAACGCACAACATACTAGTAGTATGATGGCCATGAAAGAAGATAAAAGTCTTTTTGCATGGGGAAGAAATAATAGTGCAAACTTAGGATTGAACGATACAGTTGATCGATCAGCGCCAGTACAAATTCCAGGTAGCAACTGGACCGATTATGGATTCAATAACTATAGTGGTTTCGCATTTAAAGATAATGGAGAACTATGGGAATGGGGAACAAATGGATACATTCATGGAACAGATCATGATTTAGTTGCTGGGTATTATGCAAGATCTTCACCGTACCTTATTCCTGGATCCTGGGCAGAAGCTTCAAAGGGGCACGATCATACTGTTGCTATTAAACAGGATGGTACTGGATGGTGCTGGGGCCAAAACAGTTATGGTCAATTAGGAAATAATGATAATATCCCACGTTCTTCACCGGTTCAATTCACTGCTGGATCGGGTCTTTACCAAAGATGTTTTGCTGGAGGATCCTGTACAGTATTCATTGATACTGATGGACATTCTTGGTATAGTGGGGACAACAGAACTGGAGGGGCATTTAGATTTAATAGTAACGTTATAAGTTCTCCAGTATTAATGCCAGGACACTGGGATGGTTTTAGATTGGGCAACCAGGGCAATCTGGGTAATTTTGGTAGAAGTCGTGAAGATGGCAACTGGTGGTTTGTTGGTTATGATTATGCTGGAAGAGCTGGTCTTTGCAGAACTAGACAGGACAGTTTTAATTCAGCGGCCGCATACAGATCTGCTCCGTGTAGAATTGGATACAGATGGACAGACATTGCAAATGATTATTATTCCACATGGTTCACCAAAGATAACTCATATAATTATCCAATGATGCATGGTCCAACAGGTGGTGGACAAGGAGCTTCAGATAGACACGGTAGACTTTAATTTCATTATATTTTTATTATGCACTTACTACGATCAAATTCAAGAGAATGCAACAAAGCATTCATCATTTCACTTAGAGATAACGAAGAATCAGAAAAACTTACTAACCGATGTTCGGAATCATGTAAAAACGTTGGTCAAAACTATGAAGTATTTTATGGTTTTGACGGAAATAGTGGTAAAATAATCATACCTCCAGAACTAGAAAACCAACAGTGGTTAAATTGGTTCAAGGTTACAACAGATCTCATTAGTCCCACTCAAATTTCTTGTTTTTTGAGTCATATGGCTTTGTGGTCTAAATGTCTGGAATTGGATGAACCTATTGTAATTCTGGAACATGATGCACTTATGGTTAAAAAGTATGATTTTCATACTCACTATAATGCAATTTGTTATCTTGGTGGACTAGAACAATTTGAAAATAGTATGCCAAAACCAGATACATATGATGGTCCTCCTCCAATGGGGTCTGAGTGTAATAAAAGAGGGTTTTTTATCTGTAGGGCTCATGCATATGCCATTGATCCAGCAGTTGCAAAGAATTTATTGTCATATGTTCTTCAAAATGGACTATATACTTCATTGGATGTTGCAATAAAATCAGATATTTTTAACATATATCAAGATGATTTTTATGCGTATGACAAACCAGGAATCTCCACAATTCATAAAGATTGGAGATATTTAAAATCTGAAATTTAATTTGTATTTTTTATGAATAACCAACTTACTAATGTCAAGGGAGATGAATATCCCAATTCTTTAGATCATGCTATGGATATGATCTATGAACCTAAGAAAATTATTCATATTCTAAACATCGATAATTTTTTCCCAGAACTTTTTGAGTTATGTTTTCCTACAGTAGAAAGATATGCCAAAAAACATGGTTATGAGATCAATTTAATTACGGAAAGAAAATTTCCAGAATGGCATATTAACTATGAAAAGATGCAAGTCTGGGAAGATGGAAAGGATGCCGATGTTAATGTTCTGATGGATGCGGATGTTCTTATCCATCCAATGATGAAAGACTTTGCATTTATTGTTCCACCAACACACATTGGATTTAACGACAACTATTTTATGCGTACAAAGTTTAGAGTCGTTAATAGATCACATGAAATGGATTTCATAAGAGATCAAAGAAACATTGGTGTTGCTTCAAACTTAGTTGTTGCACATAAATCAACTCATTGTGTATTTGAACCACTAGATATTACTCCAGAAGAAGGAAGAAAAATTTGTACTGTTCGTGAAGGAGATATTGATGAATATACCATTTCACATAACGTAGCAAAATACGGATTAAAATATTGTGGAATTACATGGGAAGATTGGATGCGTAATTTCTTAGTTCATACTGGAACTGGTGATAAAGATCTTGCTCTCCGTATGGCAACATCAACTCTAGAGAAATGGAAAAAACGTAATTGGAAATCTTTTTATCCACAAGGATACGATATATCCCAAGTTTATACGCAAGAAGAACTGAATAGTGAATACAACGACACCAATTTTGTAATACCACAAGAAAGAATTATCGTTTGAGATGTTAAAAAACATAATAGTTGTCGATGATTTTCATCCAGATCCCGACAGTTACCGGAAATATGTTCTAGAAAATTTTACATGGCAAGATAAAAATACAAATACAACTTGGCCTGGATCTGATTCTGAAGAAACAATGAGTGATTCAGAAATCACTTCTATAATATCTTCAATTCTTGGTGAAGGTGTATGGTCAAATGGCAGTAATAAAAATTGCTATTTTAGAATAGGACTTGATGGAGATGTTGGATCTCAAAATGTACACTTCGATCCCAGTAAACCAGAGGGAGATCCATTAATATGGGCAGGAGTTTTATATTTGACTCCTGGAGAAGAGAGGCCAGAATCTGGAACTAAATTTTATAAACATAAAAAAACTGGATGGACTGAATCGCCATCAAGAAAACAAGCGTTTGAATATGGAATAAAAGACGATGAAGACATGCTTCGTTTTTTTGAATCCGATGGAAAAGACATGAACATGTGGGAAGAAACTATGAAAGTTTCTTTCAAATACAACAGACTTATTTTATTCCGACCTTGGTTATTTCATGCAAATGGAAAACTATTTGGAAATACCATGGAAACTGGTAGACTAGTACAATTATTCTTTTTAACTGGAGAAAAACTCAATGAAATTGAATGAATTATTTGAACACCACGACGGCCGAGAGTGTGGCAAGTGGAAACATTACTTCGATGTTTATGAAAGATACTTCCAATCTTATGTTGGGAAAGAAGTATACATTCTAGAACTTGGCGTATGTCAAGGTGGAAGTCTTCAACTATGGAAAAAATACTTTGGAGATAAGGCTAAAGTTGTAGGTGTTGACATTGATCCAAGAGCAAAATATGAAGAAGATCAAATTGAGGTAGAAATTGGTGATCTTCGAGATTCAAAATTTTTAAAGTATTTGATTGAAAAACATGGTAGACCAGATATTATCATCGATGATGCTAGCCATGAAACACAACAAACTCTTTGGACTTTCGGATTTTTCATGCCAACATTAGATGATAATGGAATATATGTAATTGAAGACACACATACGCACTATCGTCCAGAGTATAATGGAGGAACCAAAAATCCATTTAATATCATTAATGCATTATCTGCAATGACTCATGATGTAAATGTTAATCATATTGAGGAAGCATTCACTCCTGGATTAGGATCTGTTAAATCAATTTCATATTACGATAGTCTTGTAATTCTTGAAAAAGGCAATACAGAAACTGAACCCGTCTTTAGAGGAATAAGTCAATATAATGATAAAGTAACCGCAGAAGAAGAGGCAGTTCAAATGCAAACTAGACCACGATGAGTAAAACTATTTTCATTAATGGATGTTTTGATGTGATTCATCGTGGTCACATCGAACTTTTCAAATTTGCTAGTTACCTTGGAGACAGACTCATTGTAGCAATCGATGAAGATGATCGGATTCGTAAGTCAAAAGGACCAAAAAGACCGATAAACATATTAGAAGATAGAATGTATGTTTTACGATCAATTAAGTATGTTGATGAAGTAGAACATTTTGGTTCTGATGAGGAATTGGAAAACCTTGTCAAGAAATATAATCCTGATATAATGATAGTAGGTTCCGATTGGATTGGAAAAAAAGTTATAGGATCACAATATGCAAAAACCATTCGATTCTTCAACAGAATTGGACACTATTCCACCACAAACATCGTTGAAGGTTCTTCTTATCGGTGAATCTTGCCAAGATGTATATCGTTATGGAATTTGTAATAGAGTAAGTCCAGAAGCTCCCGTTCCTGTACTAGATTTTGTAAAAGAAAAAATTAGTTATGGAATGGCAGCTAATGTTAAAAGTAATCTCGAATCCTTTGGTATTGCTGTTGACTTTTTGTCAAACAAATCTGAAGATATCATTCGGAGAAGATTTGTTGATCTTAAATGTTATCAACAATTAATGAGAGAAGATGTTAACAATCATATAAAACCATTGATTCCTCAATTTTTTGGTGAATATGATGCTGTTGTTTTTTCTGATTATGATAAAGGATTGATTGATAATGAATTTATTTCATTTGTAATTGATTCTGTAAAATGTCCTATCTTTGTTGACACAAAGAAAAAAGATCTATCTGCCTATAGTGGTTGTATCTTAAAAATCAATAAAAAAGAATATGATGAGTCAGTATCTATTCCATCCAATAGTGAACTCATTGTCACTCTTGGATCTGAAGGTGCTTTTTATCGAGAAAAAACATTTTCAACACCAAAAGTAGATGTCTATGATGTCACTGGTGCTGGAGATGTTTTTTTAGCTACATTAGTTTATACTTATCTAAAAACTAGAGATTTCAATCTATCAATTCCAGAATCAATTAAGATGGCAACACGTTCTGTTCAACATACAGGAACATATACACTTACACAAGAGGATGTAAATGAAGTACGTTATTGACATTGATGGTACAATTTGTGATAAATCAGAAGATATGTGGCATGATGGAGATTATTCACATTCCGTTCCAAAAAAAGATAGAATTATTGAAATAAATAAACTCTATGATGATGGTCATGAAATTACTTATCTGACCGCTAGAGGAATGGGTAGACACAAGAATTCTTCTACACTTGCACACAAAGAATTTTATAATCTAACATTCAATCAATTAATTCAGTGGGGATGTAAGTTTCATGCTCTACATCTAGGAAAACCTGCTGGTGATCTTTATATTGATGACAAAGGTATTAATGCAAATGACTTCTTCACAAAATGACCCAATAAAATTCGTTCCTAAAGGATGGGGATATGAAAAGTGGATCACAAATGGTTCGCTTTACTGTGGCAAAATTTTATGGATGTGTAAAGACAAACAATGTTCTTGGCATTATCATCATAAAAAAGATGAAGTTTTCTACGTACAAAGTGGAAAAATTAGGATATACTGGAGCAACTTTGACGATTTTGAAATGGCTTATGTCAAAGAATTAAATCCAGGTGAAAAGTTTCATGTCCCTCCTGGTATGAGACATAGGATGAAAGCACTAGAAGATACTGAATTATTTGAATTCAGTACAGAACATTTTGAAGATGATAGTTATAGAATTATAATTGGAGATACTCTTTAATTGTAGTAAAGTCATATCCATCTATCCATTGCATATTTGCAATCGTATATTCTTGATACTTTCCAATAAGATGCTGAGGGAACGGAATTGTTACAATTTCCGCTCCCTCTTTTTTAGCAATAATTTTTGCCACATCGAGAAAACTAATTGGTGTTCCAGTTCCGAGATCGTAAATTCCAGACGATGCTTCATTGTTCAGGACAATATCAACCACGTCAGAAACACACACAAAATCCCTCCAGAATCGATCAGAACCTTCAAAAACTTTGATTACACCAGTATCCCTAGCCTGGTTAGTAAACGTCGTTACAGGACTACTCTGACTCCCCTTATTCTCTTTTGATCCATATACATTGAAGTATCTAAATCCCTGGATAAATTTAAACTTATCAAAATTATCCTGAACAAACATGTCCACGATATATTTGGAAGTAGCATAGTAATTAAGTGGATTAATTTCATCAATGAATCTTCCGTAAACCGATGCAGACGATGCGTATTTTACTGGAATTTGATATTGAATCGCTTTTTTAAAAAGTTGAATCGAAAATTCAATATTGTACTTATTAATTTTATTCCAATCAGTCTCAACTGTAGAAGAAATTGCTCCCTGATGAATAATTATTTCGACTTCATTCCAATTATCAAAGTCATTAATGAAATCAAAACAATCGCCAATTTCTACACAGTAAATATGTTTATATGAAAAATTATTCAACATATGATTTCCAATAAATCCCTTTGCGCCTGTAAGGATAATCATAACTAGAATATAACTATTTTAATTGTACCACTATCTATTAACGCTTGACAAGGTGTCAGAATGTGTGTATAATGTCTTTGCTAAAGATGAAAAGCTTTCTATAAATATATTTACTTAATATTAGTTGCTATGTTAAAACTTTCTAAAAAAGTCAAGAGAAGCAATTTAGAGGATTTATTTGATAAGGCAGTAAAAACTCATCCAGATATGAGTGGTCACATGCACTATCTTCGTGATCTTGCAAGTGAGTGTGAGAAAGTTGTAGAGTTTGGAGTTTATAAAGGTACAGGATCAACGATTGCTTTTATTTCTTCAGATTGTTCGGAATATGTTGGATATGATAAGAACATGTATGCTATCTTGCCAGAAGTCAGAAGTGCGGTAGCAGAATTAAATTTAAACAACAATAAAAAATATACATTTTCTTGGGCTGAAATCGATAGACATTTCAGATTAAAAGGAGATTGTGACTTATTGTTTATTGACACAGAACATACTTATGAAAAGTTGAAGTCAGAATTAAAGAACAATCATAGTAAAGTAAAAAAATATATTGCAATGCACGATACGCATTATTATGCAGATTGTATGAATAAAGATGGGGCAAAAGATAAACTTATATTTGGTGTTGCGGATAAAGGATTAGGTCATGCTATCAATGAATTTCTTGATACACATCCCGAGTGGAAAGTAAAGTATCATACTGATGAATGTCATGGTTTGACTGTATTGGAGAGAGTTGAATGATTTACTATAGTGTATATGATTCTGAGGGCAAAAAAGTTGCTGATTGTGGTGCTGAACGTGATGCTAAATTTTTAGCAGAGTCAAGAAAAGGAACATATAGAACAAATCGACTTGAATATAAGGAAACTGTTACTATTGAACCTTTAGATAATAAAAAACTAACGACGATTAAAATCGGTGGTCAAGAAATACAAATTCAACAACATCTTCCTGAATCTAATCTATCAGAAATATCCATTGAGTAGACAGTTGATGAACTGTCACATGCCATCTTGATTTTTCTTTTGTTTTCGTATATTATTCTTATATCAATCGGGTTCTGAATGACCGTCATTCTTCGTCCACATCAAGATCGCATCCTTGATCGTATGCTTGCATACAACAAAGGTCAGATGATTGTTCCCACTGGTGGTGGCAAGACTTTGACGATGATTGTTGATACTCAGCGTCGTCATGATGTTATCAAGAATGGAACCACCACAGTTGTTGTTGCTCCTCGTATTCTGTTGGCGGAACAACTGTGCAGCGAATTTATGGAGGTGATTGATCCTAACAACAGTGACCCATATCTGCATGTGATGCACGTTCACAGTGGTGAAACGCATTACGTCAGCACAACTAAAGCAGACAAAATTCATTTGTATGCAAACTGTGCTCGCACAATGGGTGAGAATGTTATCATCTTCACCACATATAATTCGCTCCATCGTGTTATGGAGGCAGACATTGAGGTCAACACGATCTACTTTGACGAAGCACACAACAGTGTAAAGAAGAATTTCTTTCCTGCTACCGAGTTCTTCGCAGAGAACGCAGATCGTTGTTATTTCTATACTGCAACTCCAAAACATTCTCTCACCGTTAAGAAACCTGGCATGAACTGGGGTTATGTTTATGGTCAAGTTCTTGTCAATGTTCCTGCACCTGAATTGGTTGAAGGTGGTTACATTCTTCCTCCCAAAGTTGTTGTCAAACAACTACCTTTGATCAAAGGTCGTAAGGTCATGTATGCAGAAGATGCTGACAATCTTTTGGAAACGATTGATGACAACAACATCAACAAAACTCTGATTTGTGCTCGCACTACGAAACAGATTGTTGGTCTTCTGTCTCAGTCTGATTTCTGTGTTGAACTTGCACAACGTGGTTATTCTTGGATGACAATCACATCGAAGACTGGTGCAATCATTGATGGTAAGAAAGTCAACCGTGAGGAGTTTTTCAACACTCTGAATACTTGGGGTAAAGATCCTGAGAAGAAGTTTGTTGTGATTCACCACTCTATTCTGTCCGAAGGTATCAACGTCAGTGGACTGGAAGCAGTCATCTTCATGCGTAACATGGATTACATTGGTATCAGTCAGTCGATTGGTCGTGTGATCCGACTGGGTGGATCTGAGAAGACTTTTGGTCTTGTTTGTATTCCTACTTATGATACAGTTGGTATCAGCACTGCTCGTAAAGTTCAGTCGGTTGTTGATGTTGTGTTCAACCAAGGAATGCCTGCTATCTCAGAGATCCGTCGATGAAACTAACACAAACTAAGAGTAGTATATTAGAATCCAAACCAGTTGAGGAGGGATTTATAGTTGGTAAATATGAAGATCCATTGATGTATGCTGCTGTACCTCTGATGGGGAGTGATACACAACTCTCAATCATTCATCAGGGAAAGAGTATAAAAATCTGTCGCAATCGACTGTCTGCAATCAACTTCATCAAAAAACACCAAAAACAAAACAAAAAGAAAAAATGAAAACTGAATTTGTTTGTGTTAATCCCAAGTCTCGTAAAGCAAAGAATCGATTTGCTAATGAAATGAGCAATCTTCATTCTTGCCGAGTCGAACAACGTAAAGATGATAAAATCTTCCTCTCTTCCATCACGGGAAAATACTTTTTTTGGACTACTTTAAAAGGAGATGACAACTGGGAAGTGATGAAATAAATAATCACAACAGTTATCATGTTGATGATGAAGTTTCATACTTTTTATACGTCTGATCTACCAGAATATGTTTATGAATATCATGAAAAAATACATAAAGATCATAAAATAGAAGTAGAATATCACTGCGTTAATTTACAAGAAGACGAAAGATATAAAAACCATGAGTTGCCTGGATATGCAGCTCATGGTGACATGATGGATGAAATTATGGAAAAAGCAGATGATGATGAAGTCGTTTGTTTTTTAGATATTGATTGTTATATTACAAGACCTTTTGTAGCAAGATCAGCATATAATATTGTTAAAGAGAGAAGAATATTCTGCGGAAATGCACAAAATATTGCACATAACTTTTTATGTAATAACATATATGCTGCAGCATCTTGTTTTATGATTCATAAACAAGCATGGATTGCCCTTGAATCTCCTTCTTTCAAGTATAGAGAAGTTGAAAAAGATGTTTTTATTGATACTTGTATGGAAGTTTCTATGAGAGCAAACCATTTTGGTTTTGAATATATGTTATTAGAACCAATAGGATTTGATATGTTTCCAACAATTTCTTTAGGTCCACTTGGATTTTATGGAAAAGGAACTCATTATCCTTTCTCATGGCATCTTGGTCGTGTGAGTGATATTGAAAAAAATGAAGAAGCAAAAGTTTTGCTGGTGAAAACATATATGAATTTGTATGGTGGCGAATTAATTGCACCAGTTTACTCTTCCAACAAACTACTAACAAATAACACATCATTGTAAACATTATGATTATATTGGGATATAATTCTGGTTCTCCTCATGATGGTTCAGTTGCCATTATTAAAGATGGAAAGATAATCTTTTCGATTGCAAGTGAAAGATTGACAGGAAAAAAACATCAATCAGGTATTGACAAAAAAATAATCAATTATGCACTAAGAAAAACTAATCTTGATTCAAGTGAAATTGATTATGTTGCTATTGCTGGTGATGGACATAATATGAAAATTGATTCTTTACTTGAAGCGGAAGATGGTATCTATCATCTTACTGATTTTAATAGACCAAATGAATACTTTTCTTGGAAAGGAGAAACTTTTTTAATCCCACACCATATCTGTCATACGGCAGCAGCATATTATACAAGTGGTTTTGATACTGCGATTTGTTATTCTCTTGATACATCTGACTTTGACTATCATATTCTTGGACCAAAGTTAAATAACATGATATGTAAATATCAAAATCATGAAATAAAAGACGCATATATTCCAGGACACATGTATGGCGTTGATTATGCAAGAGTTTGTCAACATATTGGATTGATTCCTTGTTTATCTAAAGCAGGAACAATGATGGGACTATCATCTTTTGGAACACCAGAGATGCTAATTCCTAAAGAAGAAATGGTTTCGGATAATCCAGATGATTATCCTAAAATTGATGATGATTTTACTGCTGCTATAAAATACGCTTACAGTTCTCAGAAACATCTTGAGAATAATGTAATTGACTATCTCATACAGTTAAAAGAAGAAAACCCAGACCAAGAAAATCTTTGCCTGTCTGGTGGTACATTTTTAAATTGTAATTTGAATGGGAAAATTGTAGAAAAGAATATATTTAAAAATGTTCATCATTTTCCTGCTTGTGGTGATGATGGTCTTGCAGTTGGTGCTGCACTTTATGCTTATCATACGGTATTAGGACAACCTCTTGTTAAACATGAAGATAGTCAACTTGTTTATCTTGGTGGATCAAATTTTCTTGTTGATGAAATACCTTTTGAAAAAACTATTGACGCTCTGATCGATGGTAAAATTGTTGCTTGGGCAAACGGAAGATCTGAATTTGGTCCAAGAGCATTAGGAAATAGATCGATTCTTGCAGATCCTCGTAACTCTTGGAGTAGAGATAAAATTAATCAAATGATTAAAAATAGGGAGTGGTTTAGACCATTTGCTCCTATTTGTCTTGAAGAACATTATCAAGAGTATTTTGATTTCCCCAAACCAAGTCCATATATGTTATATACGGCAAAAGTAAAAAAACCTGGAGATATTCCTGCATGTGTCCATGTTGATGGGACTGCAAGATTCCAAACGGTGAATAAAGAGCAAAATCCAGACATGCACAAGTTAATATCAATGTTCTATGAAAGAACGGGAGTTCCGATTCTCCTTAATACAAGTTTGAATAATAGAGGTAAACCAATTTGTGAAATATCAGATCACGTTTTCTGGTTCTTACAAGACTCGGAACTTGATTGTGCTAACATCTTTGGACAATGGTACGATAAGAGAGTGGACACTTGGATTACTGACACAAGACAGTCCTAGTAAGCGTGAGAGTGATGTATATTAAGAGGGTCAAAGGAACACACCACTCACATGGCAACCCGCTCACGCATTGGTAT